TATCCATGATTAGAGCAACTTTCCCCCCGTTTGGACAGTTGCAAGTGCTTGATTGTACGCGGGTATGCGCTGTACTGTCCACTCTATCTATCTGTTTGGGAAGTGCACTATAGCAAATGGGAGAGAGTCTTTCCCGCTAACTCATGCCAGGTTTCTCAAGCTGATAAATCCGGCAATTCTAAACGCGCGCGAGTACACATCGCTATATCTATATCTATATAAATATAGATAGATAGATAGGACAGTGTGTGCCCACGCTGTATATGAATCAAGCACTTACGCTTGTCCACGCGGGGGGAAAGTGCATCTAATCTGGGATAGCTATTTTTTGCCTATTTTTTAGGCAGTTTGTGCACCGAGTTGGTGCGGAATGGGTACTCCGATGGATTCGAGGTAGTTGGCGCAGACTTCTGCGCTTGTGTGAAGGCGTGCTTCACGCCCTACGCAGGTCTCCCACATTTGGACTTCGCGCCAGCGTTTGCCGCCCCGCTCAAGGCAGGGGATGTAGGACTTGATGACGACGCCGTGTGTGGTCAGGTTGATGTGCTTTTTCATGGTGGTTCTCCAGTTGCGGGAGAGAATCTCTCCCAGGGTTCTGCAAGGCGCAGGGTTGCCCAGCAAGCACAGCACGCTGTGCTTGCGGAGGTTCCTACAGTTCTCCACCTGCGAGGAAGGCAAGGAGGGTGTCGCTGTCCACGAATTCGCCATCGAGGGCTTGTTCGTGTGCCGCATCAAAGAAGGTGTCGTGCGTCTCGAGGACGCACAGGTAGGGGTTGTTTTTGTATAGGGGCATTTGATTCTCCAAGTAGCGGACAGGATCGTCCCCACAGCACACCCTTGTGGGATGCGCTGTAAGAATTCCCGTTGGACAGGAAAAGAAACAACGGCGCAGGACGCCGTTGTCGCTTGGGAGAGAATCTCTCCGGATTACTCGAAGGTGATCTGAGCCAAGGCGCGATCGACCAAGGCGTTGATCTGCTCACGGGTCATCCCCGCAAACAACTTGACCGCCTGCTCAACCTTGACCTTGGGCACAGCCACTCGGGCGTGGCTCTTCGTGGGCGTCTCGGCGAGTGTCGAATCCTCCGCCCGAACGATGTGGTACTTGAATGAGTTGCTTGCTCGGTAGTACACAGCCTGCTGGTCTTTGGTGCGGTCATCCCTGCTTCGGGAGAGAATCTCTCCGGCTTTCTTCTCCGACACCTTCAACGCCCCGATGAATGCGTTGAGCATCCACTCGGTGCGGTAGGCTGTCTGCCCCTCGGCGTTAAGCTTTTGGTAGTGCTTGTGGAAGGGGCGTGTGGCTTCCTCCAACAGACGCTGCTCACCCTTCTGCTTGGCGGCAAGGCGTTGGCTGAACACAGCCATAGTTACTTTCGATTGGTTCATGTTGCTTCTCCAGTTAAGTTAAGGAATGTCTCCAGGGTTTCCCCCTCGGACACTTTCAGTATCACATGACGGGGTTTAAAACATGGTCTGGAGCCAACCCCTGAACCCCACCCTACCCCCACCAACCCATATATAAACAAGCCATACTAGCCAGCCAGAACACTATTCCCCAGCCATAAACCAATCTTTTGTAATACTTACCCACTACCCCCATAAATTTTTTAAAAAATTCTACAAAACCCTTGTCAAACGATTGACAAGGGTTACAACACGCCCCCAAATGAAAAAAGCCCCTGACCGTTGCCAGTCAGGGGTTGAAGAGGGGGATAATCACAAACCCCCGGAGGAGAAGCAAATGAGCATTTTTGCTTGCTGGCCACAGGCCAACCGGCAACTGCTTGCACACTTACCGGGATTGAGTGTACATTAGACCAATCGCAGGTTCAAGGGCTTATGCGCGTATGCTGGATCATTTAATAGATTTCTCCCCCGAGGTGAGTACTCACCAAGGGAAGACTGTTGCCGTAAACAAACTGTCCCCGGCAGATTTAGTGGACGCCAAAATAAAAACCACAGACTGGCTCAAAGGTTTGGGGGCGGTGGATACCGATGCGGCTGTGGCGCAGGCAGAGATTGACGCAGCCAGGGCGTCTTTCAACGGAATGATTACTGCGGCTCCAGCAGAGATCACCCACAAACATTTGTCACAGATAAAAACCCCCGCGGCGGTGCAGCATCTGGTTGGGATGTTGTCTGCATACGACTGGGAGTTTGTGGAACGCGCCAAAGAGATTCGGGGCTACACCGTGGCCAAACTGTTGGAAGAAGCAGAGAACCCCAACGCCAACATCCGCCTGAAGGCGCTCGGTCTTTTGGGAAAAATCACGGAAGTGGGCCTGTTCACCGACAAGATCGAGGTCAAGAAGGAGTCTCTGAGCGACGACGAGATCGACCAGAAGATCAAGGACAAGCTCAACAGGTTCATGGGCGTCGCAGACGCTGCTGTAATCGAAGACATAGAAGTTAGCACTCACACACCTACGGCTGATGAAGCTCAACGACCTGACGCTCTCCCCAACTGAGGTTGCCGCCATTCAAAAGGCGCTCCCGACTCTTTCTCTCAAGGAGAAGATGGAGCTGTTTGACATGCTGGAGGAGCGCGAGAAGCGCTATGGGGTGGCCGCAGCACGCCAAGACATGATTCCGTTCGCCCAGCGGGTCTATCCGGGGTTTAAAGTAGGTCCACACCACAGGAAACTGGCCAAAATCTTCACCGACGTGATCGAGGGGCGCAAAAACCGGGTCATCATCAATATTGCCCCCCGTATGGGCAAGTCAGAATTCAGCTCCTACCTGTTCCCAGCGTACTTTCTAGGTAAATACCCTAATAAGAAGATCATCATGGGGACGCACACCGCGTCTTTGTCCGAAGACTTTGGCCGCAAGGTCCGCAATTTGATCGCAAGCGAGGATTACCGTGAGCTTTTCCCCCACACTGTTGTTGCCGATGACCAAAAAGCTGCTGGAAAATGGGGTACTGGCGCTGGGGGTCAGTATTACGCTGCTGGTGTCGGTGGTGCTCTGGCTGGCCGTGGTGCCGATCTGTTCGTTATTGATGATCCTCACTCGGAACAAGACGTAAAAGCCAACAGTCGTCTAGCGTTTGACACGGCGTGGAGTTGGTTCCAGACCGGACCCCTCCAGCGCTTGATGCCAGGGGGCGGAATCATTGTGGTGATGACCCGCTGGGGCAAATTGGACCTGACCGGGCGGCTGATCGACTACCAGACCAAGAACCCCGAAGCGCCGCCCTGGGAGATCGTGGAGCTGCCCGCCATACTGAACGAAGGCACGGACGACGAGAAGTCCTTGTGGCCAGAGCAGTGGCCCCTGGCTGCGTTGAAGTCGGCCAAAGCGTCGATCGACCCCCAGTATTGGAACGCGCAGTACATGCAGCAGCCCACCAGCGACAACGCGGCCATCATCTCCCGAAAGAACTGGCGCATCTGGGAGCCCGAAGACCCGCCCACCTGCGAGTACATCATCCAGAGTTGGGACACGGCCCACGAGGTCAAGACCACATCCGACTACAGCGCCTGCACGACCTGGGGGGTGTTCTACAACGAGGAAGAGCACGATGCCGCGCAGGTCATACTGCTGGATGCGTTCAAAGACCGGATGCAGTTTCCTGAGTTGAAGGCCACCGCACTCAAGCACTACAAGGAGTGGGAGCCAGATGCGTTTATCGTGGAGAAGAAGGCCGCAGGAGCGCCGTTGATACAAGAGCTGCGCAGGATGGGCATACCTGTGCAAGAGACCAACCCCTCCAGGGGCAACGACAAGATCGTGCGTCTGAACGCGGTTGCGGATTTGTTCACTTCAGGTACAGTCTGGGCACCAGACACACGCTGGGCCAGGGAGGTCATCGAGGAGGTGGCATCCTTCCCCAACGGCGAGAATGACGACTACGTGGACACGACCTCCCAAGCGTTGCTGCGGTTTCGCCAAGGCGGGTTCATCAGTTTGGACACCGACGAGAAAGACGACCCCATCTACTTCCGCCGTAAGGCGGCGTATTACTAAGGACAGACATGGCAACCAATATCGACAAAGCGCTTTACCAACAGCCCCAGGGCATCGACGAACTGGGAGAGCAAGAAGAGCCGATCGAGATTGAGATCATCGACCCCGAGGAAGTCAATATCCACGCCGGGGACATGGAGCTGTCCATCCGCCCAGGCGACGAAGAAGACGACACATTCAATGACAACTTGGCCGAGGAGATGGACCAATCTGCCTTGGAGACCCTGGCCGGGGACTTGGCAGGGGACATCGAGAACGACAAGAACTCCCGCAAGGACTGGGAGAAAGCCTACACAGAAGGGCTGAAGCTGCTGGGCCTCCAGTACGAGGAGCGCACGGAGCCGTGGAACGGCGCGTCTGGTGTGTTCCACCCAATGATTACCGAGGCGGTTGTGCGCTTTCAGTCTGAGACGATCACGGAGACCTTCCCGGCGCAAGGCCCGGTGCGTACCAAAATCCTGGGTAAGCAGACCCCAGAGAAGCAAGAAGCCGCCATGCGTGTCGAGTTCGACATGAACTACGAGCTGACAGAAGTGATGCGCGAGTTCAGGCCCGAG